CGTTCCCGCCCATGCAGCATCGCCAGCGTGCCCGCGCCGAAGTCCATGAACTGCCCTCCGGTGCCGGTGGCATACCCTGGCACGGGCACGTCATACTCCGGCGGCGGCGTCCAGTCGGCCCACGGTTCCGGCACAGACGGGATCTCGATGTCCGGCACCTCGGGCATCACCCAGTCCTGCCACGGCGGGGGAATGGCGACATCGGTCGTAGCGAGGTCGGCCAACGCCGCCTCCTGCTCCAACAGGAAGCGGGTCCACTCGTTGCGGGCAGGGGTCATCAGGAGATCGACCGGCAGCACCACATCGTCAGGCAGCGGCAGATCCGGCACGGCCGGGAGTTGCCAGCCAATCGGCACCTCCATCCGAGGCAAATCGGGAAGGTCCGGTGCGGACGGCAGATCCCACACGATAGGGGCGACCACCTCGTCGGGTGTGGGCAAGAGCGGGTCAGGCGGGAGGTCGTAGCGCACCGGCACATCGATGGCCGGAAGCGTTGGCAGCACGGGCCGCGAGGCCACGTCGTAGTCCACGGCGATGCGCTGGTCGGGGAACGTCGGCAGCGGCGGGAGTGCGCCAATCGCAAAGTCAATCGGAACCGTATGGGATGCGATGTCCGGCAAGGACGGCATCGGCGCCACATCCCACGTGATCGCCGCTTCTACGGGAGCCGGCAAGGGGAGGTCCGGTTCGGGCGGCACGTCCCATGTAATTGGCACCGTGATCTCGGGCTGGTCGGCCAGCTTCGCCAGCATCATCGAAGCGATGTCGGCCTCGCGGATGACCGCCTCGCGGCCGTGTAGCATCGCCAGCGTGCCTTGCCCGAAATCGACAAACCCGCCCGACCCGCCGGCATAACTCGGCACCGGGATCTCGATGCCTTCCTCAACCGGTGGCGCGTTCTTCGCGGTGTAGCGGTAGGGGATCTCGATCTCATCGACCTCGACATTACCGATGGACTCAAAGGCCGGAACGAGGCGATCCGTCAGGGCCTTGATGAGGTCGTCAATCTTGAGCAGGAGCTTGTCGAGTTCGCTGACGAGCGGCGCACCGAACTTCAACTGACTGAGGTCGGTGATGGCCTCGCCGTTCGCGTTGAAGAGCTGGCCCGTGCGGATGAGTTCCTCGATGAGCGGTTTGAACTGCGCCGGGATCTCGGTGCCGATCTTGAGCGACTGCTGGACGAGTGCCTGAATCTCGTCCTTCATTGCGGCGAGCACGCCGCCCACGTCCGCGCCCATGTCGATGAGCGTCTGCCAGTCGTCCCAGATCTCCTTCCACGACGCCGCCTCTTTCGCGGCGACGAACTGCTGGCCGAGGTTCTCCAGCGTGCCGCCATACTTCTCGATGAGTTCCTGCGCCCGCTCCCAATCCATCACCGACCGGCCGGCGAGTTCCGCCTGCGCGTCGGCGAGGTCCTCTTGCAGCCCAGTCGTGATTGCCAGTTCGCGGTTCAGGTCGGCGATGGCCTTTTCATATTCCGCGACGGTATCGGCCTTGAGCAGCGCATCGAGCGTCATCCCGGCATCGTGCGCTCGCTGGTTCAAGACCGCGAGGCCCCCGGCCGCGCTGATGAACGCATCGCGGAGGTCGTTGACCTTCCGGCCTTCGGCCTTCGACAACTTGCCCCAGATCCAGTCAATCGCGGGACCGAGCATCGATCCGAGTCCGGGCAGAATGGCCCCGATGGTCTTGCCCAAGGCCCCGCCAATGACCTTGCCCAGCGAGGCGCCGAGTTTCTCGCCAAGGAAGGACCCGATCTGTGACCCGAGGGCGGTAAAGGCATTGCGCCAATTTCCGTTGATGATGGCGTCTGACATCAGCGAGCCGAAGTTCTTGGCGATCTGCATGAAACCCGACGACCACGACTCGCCAGCGGCCTCGCCGCCAGCGGCCATGATGTTGTCGTAGTTGCCGTTGGCGTCTTCGATGATGACGCCGATCTCGTCCATCGTTTCCTGCACAGCGGCAGGGAGAGTGGTCACAAACGGCGGCACGTCAAGGTCAAACGACGGCAGGTTGCCCTCATACAACCCCTGATACTGCGGCATTTCGGGGATGGCGATGGGCAACCGAGCGACGTTCTGCCAAGCCTGTGTCGCCGCCAGGACGCCTCGCGTGGCGGTTTCGATTCGACGGAGGTCGGCCGGGATCTCGCGCCCGGCGTCGTCGTAAATCTTGATGCTGGCCGTGACCGCTTTATGCAGCGCCTCCTGCGCGTCCTTCGTCGGCTTCAACCCCTGCTTAATGAGCCGGTCGTAGGTGGCGATAAGCGCCTGCGTGTCGGCGATCTGCTTCGCACCCGACATCGCATCTTCGGCCGCCTTGAGTGCCTTTACCTGTTCGGTGGTGAATTTGACGGCTGCCGCCCGTTTCGTATCGACGACGGTCGCGGCCTCCTGCGCTTGTGACGCCTTCATGGTCGCGTCGCGGAGTTCTTTGGAATGCTTATCAAGAATCTGATATGCCGCACTCACCTCCGTGATTTCACGCCCCGCGAGCTTGGAGGCCTCTGCCAGCACGCGCTGATCTTGACTGGCCTGATTCGCCGCGTCCGTGGCCGCCTGCTGGCGCTGCTTCCAGATATCCCATGCGATGCTGCCGGCATAGTCAGCCGCCGTGACTGAGGCGATAACAATAGCGACAGCTCCAATCGGTCCAATCGCGGCCGCCGCCCCACTCGCCATTGCGCCGAAGACCTCAACGGCACCGAAGGCTTTGATGAGCAGGTAGACTTCGGTCAGCGAACTGCCAACGGCGGCAATCCCGGCAACCACGGATGACGCCCCGAGCGCGAGCAACGCCGCGTTCAGCGCCCAGATGGCCAAGGTCAATCCAGCCACTCCAACGGCGGCATCCTTCGCCCATTGCGGCAGCGCGTCAAAGAGCTTCTTCGCTTCGACCAGAATTCCGATGACCGCTCGCACCGCCACGCCGAGCGCATCCCAGGCCGTTGAGAGCAGTCCGCGAATCACATCGGCGGCGGCGATGATCGTCGGCTTCAAGCGGTCGATTTCCTCGATGACCGCGACCGCGAAATCCGCGACGACCCGTGCCGCCTCATCAATCGCATTGACGAGCGTATCGATGGCCGCTTGCTGGTCGGCCCCGAAGGCTTTGACCAACGCCGCCCCGACACGATCCAGCGCCGTGTTGAGCGCCGAGGATTCAGAGACCTGTTTGGCGAAGGCGTTGTAGAGATTGGCGAAGCGCACGCGGACCTGGTCGGTCTTGTCGGCGAAGTCATCCATGACTGCGCCGTTCTCCTGCACCAGCCCTTTCAGCCCGCGCAGGATTTCCTGTTGCTTGACATGCAACGCCGCCGACTGCTCGACCGCCCCGCCCTCCTCGTTCGTGGCGTCGGTCAAATCCTTCATCGCGCCCTGCATGTCGATCACGACGCCCTGCATCGCCAGCGCCCGCGTGCGCCCGGTCGTCATGGCCGAGGTGACCATCTGCATGGCTTGATCCAGCCCCATGCCGCGCTCACTCAGCACGCGGGCGGCCTCGGCCATCGTGCCGAGATCCTCGGCGCTGCCCTTGAAGCCGGAGGACAGGAGCGGCAGGGCCGCCTTCATCAGCTCGAGGTCCGAGAGGGTGCCGGCCGTCGCCGTTCGCAGCGCGTTGAGCGCCTGCGCCGTATCCACGCCGGCCTTCTGCGCGAGCTTGTCGAATTGTTCGGTGATGTCGCCGACGCCGGCGCCGTATTCGCCGATCTTGACCACGGCTGCGCCGACCGCCGTGATGGCCGCGACGGCAGCGGTGGCCGCCACGGCTGCGCCCTTGATGACCCCGCCGAGCTTGGCAAAGCCTGACTCGGTGGCTTCGACCTCGCCCGCGATCTTGTTGAGCGGCCCCGAGGCTTCGTCAATGACGCGGAAGACCGCCTGGATGTCGCCGACGCTGATTCCGGCCATCAGATCGCTCCCCCGCCCTTGAGGGCCATCAGCCGCGCCACGCGGGCCGTGGTGAGGCGATCTCGCAGCGCCTTGGGGATGGCTGGCCCCCGTGCCGGTCGCGGCTCCTGCGCCTCATAGGCCGCCTGCGCCTCCCATGCCCGCACGAAGGCTCGCACGTCCAACACCTCCCCGAGCAGCCCCGTGTCCGACTCAATGGCGCGTGCCGCCACCGCCGGGAGGACGCCGAATTCCTCGCAGACCCGATGCACCAGATAGGCCATCGGCACCGAGACGCCCTCGTCGCCGTTTAGAAGCTGGTCGAGGGCGCGGTCGCGTTTCCCACCTGCTCCGCAGTCGGCCCAGCCACAGAGCGATGGACAATCTCTGTTGCCAGCCACCTGGCGGTCGCGTCATCGAGATCCCCCAGACTCTCCGGCGTGACCGGCACGGCATAGGACCACCGCACGACGCCGCCCTGCAGCACGAGGTCGCGGTCGTAGGCGTCGGGCGAGATGGCCGTGCCCTTCACGGACTCGGCCACCTCGTCCTTGGCCTGTCGCAACGCCGTGAGCAGTTCGGCGCCCAGCGACTTCATCGACGAGATCCCCGCTTCGGACCGCACCTGCGCGGCCCTCGCGAGGGTCTTGTGGTTGAGTTTTCGCACTTCGACCCATTCGCCGGGCTCGTGCGGAATGTCCAGTTTCGTGACGACGTTTCCGATCAACATCTGACGGCCCTGCCCTTCTCGCCTATGCGCCCTGGCACGCGGTCGTGCGGGTCAGCACGCCCGCCGACTGGAACGTGATCGCCTCCTGCGCCAGCGTCCCGACCGTGCCGCCCATCGGGCAGCCGTCCACGGCCGCGATGCCCCAGTAGTAGGGATTCGACACGGTGGAGCAGGCGTTGACCGGCCGCCACTCGACGCACGTCTGGCAGCCGACGAGGTTCCAAACGGTGTTGGAGGGGCCCGCCGCCGCGAAGTCGTCGTTGAGCTTCGCCGCGAATGACCAGACCTTGAGGCCGCCGATGCGGGCGCGGGTCAGGTCGCCCATCGCCGTCTCGTCCAGCATCTCGGCCTGATAGGTGACGGTGAGATCCTGCAGGTAGCTGCTCAGATCGACGCCGTTCACCAGAAACTGCGAGTTCGTGTAGACCTTGGTTGCCATCGTCGTTGTCTCCTAGTTGAAGCCGACCCAGATCAGGCCGAGGCGCGAGTCGGTGGTGGCCGCAGCGGTGCAGACCGCCCGGTAGAATTGGGTATCCGTCGAGCCGCAGTTCACCTGGTCAATGGGCGTGGCCATCTGCGCCCCGGAACAGGTCTGCGCGGTGAAGGTGAAGCGGTCGGTGGGCGAGCCGAAACCGCAGGCCGAGGCCGACTGGATCTTCATCGTCCATTCGACGCCATCGACTGAGGACGTGAGGAACAGGCCCGCGTAGGCCTTGCGCTCCGTTGAGGACGCCGTCGAGATGGCGAATACCTCGCCGTTGAACGTCTCGACCATCGGCCCGGTGGTGCCGCCGACGAACAGGCCCGTCGAGCCGGTCAGCCCCGTCGAGGAGGCCAGGACCGACACGAGCGGCTGCACGCGAATCAACCCTTTGGCGAGTCCCATCTAGGCCTCCACTCCCGTCCCGACAATGGACGTGGTAAAGGGCATGATCGTGCCGACCGTGCCGCCGGGTGAGTAGGACTCCACCGTGCCGCGCCCGACATACCCGCACTCGGCGCAGCCGGTGATCGTCGTCGGGAAGAACGCGAACATATGCCCCGACGAGCCGACAATCGGCTGAAAGAGCGACTCCGGCGAACAGGCCGAGCCGAGGAAGTCGAAGCCCTTGAGGGCCAGATTGAACGTCGTCAATCCGCCCCGTCGCACGCGCGTACACAGTCCGAAGGTCGTGGCATCGAGCATCTCAGACTGATAGCTGACGGTGGCCTCGTTGCACGCGCCGGACAGGTTGTACCCGTCGACGAGCACCGTCACGTTACACAGGACGGTCGTGCGTCCCGCCATCCGGCACCTCCTCCTCGGTTACGGCTGTAGGGTGAGTGACCCGGCGCAGCCGTGTCGGAATCGGAGCCGGGGCCGTCGTCGGCTCCACGATCCCTTGCGCGGCGAAGTACGCAAGCTGCGCCGGGTCAGCGGATGCCGGGATGACGGTGCCCGGTGGATAGGGCACCCCGGCAATCCAGATGGTCTGCGTCCACCGATTCATGTAGTCCATACGCCTCCCTTCCCTGCCCTGTCCTGCCCGACCCCGCGACGGCCTACGTGCTCGTGCTCGTGCTCAAGGCTTTCGCAACGAGATAGTTGCACGCGAAGATCACGCGCCCATTGGCGTCATCCTCCAAGTAGAACGGCTGCTGGAGCGCCTGCGCCCACTCGTAGCTCGTGCCGTTGATGGCGCGAGGGCGCAGCCCGTCGAGCAGGTGATGCACGTTGGCGGCAATCTGCGCCGCCGCCTGATATGTCGTCGCCCGCGATAGCACTTGCGTCGTCGGCCACTCGAGCAGCGCCAGGCCAGGCGCTCCCGCCATCGCGTGCTCGGAGGGCACGCCGCCCGTCTCGATGACGCCGATGGCGCGATCCGGCACGGCCGGCAGACGCCCCGCCGTCACCGTCTCGCCGCTGCCGCTGGCGAGGTAGTCGCGCAGGTCGAGGGCGAAGAGGCTACCCATGCGCCAGGTCCTTCATGATGCGCTCATAGAGCCGATCAATCAGCCCCGCGACACGCCCGAGGAATGGCTGCTCCAGATACTTCCATTGGCCGACCCGTGAGTAACCGATGCGCTTCTTGCCCTTGTAGGCGATGCGCCCATAGGCCTGCCCCGATGGGCTGAAGCCGTAGGTATGCCCCGCACGCGGGTTCTCATGCACCGACAGCGCATACTTGGAAGCCGCCCCGCCGAAGCCCATCGTCACCGATATCTCACGGCCCGTGATCTCGGGCTTCCTCACGATCCCTGACGAACGCAGCGTGCCGGTGACCACCGGCGTCAACTTCTTGGCTTCGCTCATGGTCAACTCGGCTTCTGTTCGCAAGGCCGAGGCGACGGCGCGTGGCGAGTTCTTCGCCAGCGCGAGGATCTTGTCGCGCACTTCCTTCGCGCCGATGATGCTGAACTCGCCCGTCATTCCGTCCACACCTCGGTATGGTGCTGCCCGTAGACCGGGCCCATCGACGGCCCGATCCTGACCAACTGCCCATCCTCGCCGGTCGAGAACACGCCCGTCG